CACCGTTCGCCAGCTCGAGGAACTGATCGTTGCAATCGCCGATGACGGCCGTCAGGCTCGACGCGCGTTGCCCCTGCGGCGTCGTGAGCCCCGGGTTCATGTTGCCGCCATACGCGGCGTTCGTATCGGCAATGACGCCGGTCAGGATGTCGGACTCGTCGGGCGCAACGAAGCCCGTCGGGCCGAAGGTGAAGCCGGGAACGCTGGTGGCGGGTGTGGACATGTCTGGTCTCGCTTAGAAGCCAACCGAGGGCAGTGTGCTGCCATCTGTGCTCGTCAGTTGTATTTGGCCGGTGATGGTGCGATCGGTGAACGTGCCGATGACGCACACCGCAGTGGCGACGCCTGGCACGGTCAGCGCGACTTTCTCGATCTGCGCAGTGATGAGCGACAAAGGCGGCCGCTGGCCGAGGATCTCTTGGAAGTAGGGCACGCCCTGCGTGGTGTCGTACCAGACCTCGCCAAGGAACGTGCGCACAGCGCTCGCGACGTCCTGAGCGATCGCGTAGGAGTCGCTGGCCACTGCTTCGTTGCCGTTGGCATCGAGGCAGACATCCCATGTGACCTGGTCAAGCAAAAGTGTGTTCATGGTCGTGGCGTCTCACTGTGGTGGGCCGCCCAACCCGGTACCGCCCGAGCTGGTGTGTTGGTGCGTACTGTCGATCGCATGGCCATTCGATGTGATCGATCCGAAGAAGTTGACCGCGCCGGTGATGCTCGACGCGACACCGCTCACGATGCTGCCCGTCATGCCCGCGAGCCACGACAGCAAGCCCTGAATGACCACGGCGCCGCTGAATTTCGAAGTGGGCGTATTGACCGTGAAGGACGTCGACGCGTCGACTTCGACCAGCGGTGAGGTCAACGTGATCTTCGTCGGCGAGAGCAACGCAATCCCGGCGGTCGAGAACTGAACGTATTGCGTCGGCGCGCCGTTGAGGAAGCCGCCGATATACAGGCCATCGGCCATGTCGAAGATGCGGCTTGAGCCCGGGTTAGCTTGACCGGCGTTTGCCTTCACCGAGGAGATATCGCGGTCCTCGATCACGGCCACGCCGATGTCGCCAATCTGCGGGTCGATGATCACGGCATTCGCACCGCCCTGAAGCCGGAAATACGGCAGGTGATAGATGGTCCCGTGCGGCGTTGCGTTCTTGTAACCGTCGACCTGGTTGACCAGCGGTTGGACGTCGACGAAGCCGACAGGCGAAACGCTGCCCGCGTTGGTGACCGCCATGATCTTCACAAGGCGCGCACCGCTGATCGAGCGCAGGATCTGCCAGACGAGAAACGACTGAGCGTTGTAGTCCGACGTCCCGGAATCCTGGCGCTCTTGGCCGAGGTAACCGTTTTCGATATCAGCCATTTGTTTGCGGGAACGCGAGAATTCTCGTGAACCACTGTCCGTTCGGGGTTTCGGATTCGAGCGTGTGGCTCGCTTCGGTCAGCTTCCACGTGCCGCACGCGGGCGTCAGCGCACTCTGCACCTGGACGAGACCACCAGGCTTGAGGAGAGGATTGAACAGGGTGATGAGGCCGAGGCCATTGCTCGAAAACGTCGGATAGCCGACCTTGCCGGTGGGATCCGAAATCACCGGGATATCGCCGCCTGTTCGCGCGCCGTTCTTCGGCCAGATCGCAAGCACGCCGCGGTCGATCGTCATGTAGATATCGGCGGCGCGGGCGCATGCGCGAGCCTGCGCAAGTGCGGTACCGGGGAAGTACGGGTTCGAGAGCTGCACGCTCACACCATTGTTCTCGAACGTGAAGCCCATCGTGCTCGCGAGGCCCTGCATGATCGTGGCGACGTCCGCAGAACCTTGAAAACTGAGCGCGCCGACGGGCTTCAATGACGCAGCGAGTCCGGCCACGCCGATGACGTTCAAAGCCGCGTCGGGCTGTCCTGCCAGATCAGCCCATGATTCCTTGATTGTGCCGTCGTAGATCGTCGTGAGTCCGGTTTCATCGTCGCCGGCGGCAATCAGAATCGAATTGTTGAAGCGCACCGAGCTGTTGATCAGCCCGACCTGCGTGAGCTGACACATCATGTCGAGCGGGATGCCGTAGATCCGCGTTTGCGTGGCGGGCATCGCTTCGCCGGCGGCCGCCTGGACGATTGTCTGCACGCGCAGACCCGACAGCGTGACCGAGTTCGACCCGCTGTCACCGAACTGGCCGGTGCCGAGCGTGAGCGTCACATCGATGCGCTTGCGCGTAAAGCTCATGAGAGGTCGCTCGCTTCTAGGTACACGAGCTGGTAGCGCGATCCGAGCCCAGTGCTGACCGGATCGGACGTGCCTTGCGTATCGAAGAATGAGAGGTCACCGATGAAGCCGAGGTAGGCGTGACGAACAAGTCGCACGCGATCGCGGCAGATCGTGCCTTGTACCAGCGGCGCGTCGTTCACCGACAGGTCGAAGTAAAGCCCGGTCGTCTTCTGATAGACCTTGATTTGACAGTTTTGGCCGCCGAGCAGAACGCTGTATTGCTTCGAAGGCGTCGCGGAAATGGGAATGGTCAGCATCACTGCACCGCCGAGAGAGGACCATACAGCGCAGACTGACCGCTTGACAGAGACAGCGCTTGAACTTGCCCCGCGCTCACTGTGTCGGCCGACGCGGGATTCTGAACCTGTGACGCAGGCAGCGCTGGCGACGCGTCTGACTGGCCGAACTGCGCTGTGGCGTTTACGCGCACTTCCTCGATGTTCAGCGCCACGAGCAATAGGTTCGCGCCGTCGCGAGCCGTGCGGTGAAGGCCATAGCCGACGATGTTCATCGACAGGTAAGTCGCTTCTGGGGTGACGATGCTGTAAAGATCTGTCGACTGCTTCGCGGCTTCGATTGCGACGAGAAACGCAACGCGATCAGCAACGGTGCCACCACACGCCAGCAATACCCGCGATTCGTTCGGCGTCTGCACTTTGTTGTACGAGGAGAACGCGCCGGCTTCTTGTGGATAGTTCGCGATGCGGGAGTCGGCCTTGAAGTCGAGGTCGACGACTGAGTCGCTCACTGCAACGGGGTTACCGCTCGCGTCAAAGACGCCCCAGACCGGCTTGCTCAAGCCCAGCGCGAATTGCCCGAGACCGGCCGTGATCAGCACAGCGTTCGCCGAGGCGAGCACGGGCGCGCCCAAGACGCGCAGCACCGCCGGGACGCCAGGCAGATCCGGAACGTTCGGAAACTGGACAACGGGAAGGTTGGGCATCGGCATGATCAGCTCAGCCCCGTGTTTGCGTTAGCGAGGGTGAATTGCTGGCGCGACAGCGCGCCGCCCATATCACGTGCGATGCCATTGGCATCGGTCGCCTGCGTGTTGATGTGGAAGTCACCGTGAAAGTGCGTCTCGGCCGAGGACGTGCTCGTCGAGCTGGAGTTGTTCACGCTCGGCGTGCTGGCCGCAACGCCCGTTGGCTGGTTGGCGATCTGCGCAGCGTTCGCTTGACCGAGGTTCGCGTAAACCGAGTTCGCGTAGGCCTGGCGCTTTGCGATGTTCGCTTCAGCCGCGCCCGGGCGCTCGTATTCGCGCGCATGGATCTCGGCGGCTTGTTCCGGAGTTTTCGCCATGCGGATGCGCGAGTCCGCCAGCTTCTCGCTGCCCTTGAGCTCCGAGATCATGAAATCAACCTGCTCGCTGAACGACCCTTCGTCGACCGAATGCCCGTATTGGCTCTGAAAAGCGCGCGCACGCGGCCCGAGCCATTGCGCGATTCCTGCTGCGCCGGAGCTTTGGTTGACGATTCCAGGTTCGAGGTTACTTTCCTGCATGAGGCTTCCGATGATGCCGGCCGCTTGCGCCTTCGAGTAGCCCGCGCCCTCAAGCTTCGTGGCGACGTAGTTCTGACGTTCCTGAAGGGATCCGGAGTTGGCCGCCGCGCGACGCTGGCCGACTGGGTCACCGTCCCACTTGTCACCGGGCTGCGTGGTGCGCTGCTCGTTCTCGTTCAGACCTTCGCTGTGCAGCATCAGCCCGGCAGCACCGAGCAGACGGGCCAGAACCGGCAGCGCAGCGCCTCCGGCAGTTGCTACCGCAGATAGGGCACCCCCGAGCGACATGAAGGCACTGGCGATGCCTAGAATGCCCGAGCCCATCGATAGCAGCTTGAGACCAGCGATTGCGATCAGCACTGTCTTCCAACCGCCGAGCGACTGCACCGTCGAGTCGAGCGCGGCGAAGAATGACTTGATCTGTGCAGTGACCTTGTCCCAGTCTATGGCGCTGACCCATGCGGCAAAACGGTCGGCAATGTCCTTTACCTTCGCGCCGATCTCGTCCGCGTGCGCGGCGAACCAATCGGACAAGCGATTGAAGAGATTGAGCAGCACGTTCATCGCGGGTTCGAGCGCGATCACGATGCGACTGCCCGTGAGCTCCATGCCCTCTTTGAAGTCTTTCCATTTGTTGCTGATCACCCGCAGGCGGTCCGCTTCGTCCTGGCTGAGCTGGTTGAGCTTCTCCTGACGTGCCACCTCGCCTTGCAGCGCCTTGGGCCCCTGCATGAGGGCATCTGCCATGCCGCGCGTGTAGCCTTCCTGCTGAAGCGCGAGGATCGCGAAGCCGCGGCCCTGCGTGGCGGCAAGCCGCTGCGCGATCTCGGCGTCCTGCTGCAGCTTCTTCATCGGATCGTCAACGTCGTTCACGTTCGCCTTCACGCCGGCGCGACTGGCGTTCAGAAGATAAGCGTTCAGGCGATCGTCGAGCTGGCCGTTCTTCAGTTTCGCGGCTTGCTCCTGGATGCCCTTCAGCGCCTCGTCCGCGTCGGTCGTGGACGCACCCATGCGGTCGAATGCCTGTTCGACGGCCTGAAGCTTGCCGGGAACCATGCCGAGATCCCGCGCGAGCTGGCCGGTGGCGATGGAAGACGAAACGGTGTTGGCGATGAAGTCCTTGATGCCCATGCCCGCGGTGAATATCGCGAGGAGGGCGAGTACTTCGTTACGAACCTTGCGAAAGGAGTCGGCGGCTTGCTTGTTGCGCTCGTCCATTTCCTTGGCGCCGCGCGTGACCTCGGTGGTCGTTTGCTTCGATGCCGTACGTGCCTCGGCCTGGCTTCTCTTGTACGAAGAGATATCCAGGCCGAGTGTGACAACAAGTGCGTCGACGATTGAAGCCACGATCACTTCCTTGGTGGGAGCTGCTGGTTGTAGGCGTCGACGACGATTACCTCGAGCATTTCCTGAAGGTCTTCAGCCCCGTACACCGTTTCAAGTTCGTGGAGCGTGGCAAGCCGTCTAGAAAGCACCGCGCCGATGGCTCGCGGCACGTTCTGGTAATCGATCAGTCGGGAGTCTGGCCGACCGAATCCGCTTGGGAAATGGATCGGCCGGCGGCGATAAAAAAATCCAGATGCAAGTCGAGCACTGCTTTGCGTAACTTCAGGCGCGTGGCGACTTCTTCGATGTCGTCATCGATGAGCGGTCGCAACACGGCCGCGTTCTTCGGATCCGGCATGAACTCGACGCAGCCCATCATCTCTTCGAAGAGCGGACGCGCGGCTTCGAACGGCACCTTGGACAACGCCTTGATGCCGATCGCAGCGAGCCCAGCCAGGCCCTTCGTGAGCATGTCGTCGGGGATGTCCACGCCGAAGTTCATCAGCGTGAAGATGGCGCGGCCGGCCCATTCCTCGCTCTGGCGCGAGCTCATCTCAACGATGTGATAGCGACGGCCTTTGTCTCGGCCGTCCGTCGCGGTAAAGGTGGCTTCTTTGCGTCCCATGATCAGAACGGCGCCGGGTCGACTTGATCCCACACCAGCTCGAACTCCATCGGATCGAGCACTTTCTTCGCGGTCGGGATCGCCGGGATGCGTTGGAGCACACCGGTCGTCAGCGTCCACTTCTGACCGATCGACGGAATCGCCAGAGTCGCATTGGCGGTGATGATGCTGTTCGTGGCCTTCATGCTTGCGAGCCACTGCAGAAACATCTGCAGCTGCGGCGAGTCCGGCATGATCGTGATGCGCTGCGGCGTGTTGTAAGGCGTGTAGCCCGCGAACATGTTGCCATCCGCACCTTTGCCGACCTGCGCGGTTTCAACCGACTCCGTGGCGAACATGGCGTCTGCCGCGAACTTGGTCAGTCGCTGTGCCACGGGATACAGGTTCGTGATCGACAGCATGAACACGGAGTTACTGGATGTGATGTCCATTTTCGTTCGCCCTTATTGCAACAGGATGGAAGCCATCTGGAGAACCTGGACGGACTGACCGTCCATGTACCAGTAGTTAATCGGAGGCGTGCCGCGCGCCTGGCGCACCTGCGGCGTGGCATCGAGCACCTGCAGGTACGAACCTACGGTGCTCAGCACGCCGTCGATTGCGAGGCCAGCAGCGGCGTTCACCTCTGCGGCCTGCGTGCTCGACAAAGTCACACCGGCGCGCTGGCCGCCGAAGTTCGTGAACTCTGTTCTCGTGTCGGCGAGGAAGGACTCGATCAGTGCATCGCCCTCGGCGTTGTACGGAATCGAATTGACAGTGGTGAGCCCGGTCACGAAGTCGAGCTGGAACTGGTTGTTCAGCCAGATCTGGTTCACATACGAGTCAATCCACTCGTACTGGCCGGCGATCTGTCCGTTCGACAGGAACAAGAAATCCTGATTGGCCGTGGCGAAATCGCCGTAGCAGTTGTAGCCGTTTGCGATCAGGTTCGCGTAGATCGTGCCGTCCGTTACGTCGGCGGTTAGGCCGTCCTGCGAACGGAACGCGGCAGTCGCGCGACCGTTCTTCGCCGAGAAGTCCAGCGAGGCGACGAAGCCCATAAGGAATGCAGCCTTATTCGCCGGTCCCCAGATCGGTGCCACACCCGACATCGCCCCCTGGTCGACCAGATAGCCAAGCGACGTGGTGGCCGGCACTGTAACCGTCGGACTCGCATCCGTGTCCCACGCGGCATAGAGATAGCGATTGCCCTGCGCGACCGTCCATGCGGCGAACGCCATCTTGATCGTATTACCCGCGCCGCCGTCCGGATCGAACGTCGTCATGAACGAGCACCAGTTCGTCGTCGCTTTCACGACAGCAGCCATCGCAGTCGCGGGCGTCGCGGCGACCGCGCCTTGCGAAAGTACCGCGCCGGTGGCCTGCGTCAGGTTCAAGCCGGCGGCAAGGGTGCCGGTCGCGAAGGTCATCGTCGAGCTCGCGCCCGTGGTGTTGGACGTGAAGGTGAACGCGCCGGACTGGCTGTCGAATGCAACGACCGGACCGGTGGTGAAGGCTGCAGAAATGATGGTTGCCGCGTTCGAGAAGCTGGTCGCACCGGTCAGCGTGATCGCGGTAGAAGTCTTGACGACTCCGTCGACCGTCATCGTCAGAATGCCGGTGAGCGCCTGCAGCTGGGTGAGCGTCATGCCGGCGAGTGAACCACCGCGCAGATAAGCCGCGACCGGAGCCTGCGGATATTGGAAGAAACCAAGAGTGCCGGGTTTCTTCGTCGAGTTTTTAAAACCGTTGTAATAAATCGCCGCCAATGTTGCTTCTGCGGAAGCCGGACCAAAGAAGTTTGAAACTGCGAGAGCCGTTGGAAATCGCGGAACGGTCCCGATCGGCACGCGCGGGTTATTCGTCAACATAATGCCAATAAGGTCGAGAGCAGACCCGCCAGCGCTAATAACGCTCGGGATTGCGCTCGCAATTACGGAGGCGGGGATCGACATTGAAAGCTCCGAACAAAGTGTGATTTACTGCGTTATCGGGATTCTAACGGGTTACTCCGACCATGATTATCAAAAAATGCAAGTCGTGCCTAAAGGACAAGCCGGGCTCTGAGTATTATTCTCACCAAACGACGGCGGATAGACTTCGCCCCGTGTGCAAGCAATGTTTCCTCGAAGACCAACACCGGCAGTACCGAGAGAACCCGAAGAAGGTGCTGGCAACCAACAAGCGATGGATCGATAAAAACTACACGCATTTTCGCGCGCAGCAGAACGAATACAAGTTACGAGTCCGGCCGACCAAAGCTCAAGCCGGATAAGTCGCGTCGACGCTGATTATATTGATGTCCAGCGCGTCGGCAAAATCTTGTGGAACGACCGTCACCGGGTTGTATTGCATCACCGCTTCGATTATCCAACGTTGCTCAAATTGGTTTTCACCGTTAATAAACGGCATTTGCTTTCCGTCGTCGCAATATAGCGGTTGAATATCAAAACCAGTCGCCTTAAACACGTCGCACGCATATTGGTCATTAAACAGCGTCGCGATCATCGCGGTATTGTCAGCAGATGCCGGACCGTGAATATCGATTTGAATCGCGATCTGCTTGGACTGCTGGTAATTACGCGTGCCCGGGTTTGTGCCCGGGTCGGTATAGGTCGACGAATTGGTCGAAAGCCGCTTCTGGAACAGCACGGTCATCACGATGAAATCATCGCCGAGAGGCTCGGGCACGAGATTATCCTGACCGTCAATCACTTCCACGCCCGCGGCCACGATGCCAAGCAAAAAGCCGCGCAGGGCGGCTAGGACGTTGTCTTCGGTGATGCTGATGGTCGTGCTCATGACGGCGGGCTCTTCTGCAGTTGGATGGCAAGCGAGCACCAGGTCGCCCACGTCTCAAGCACTTGCACCACGAGCCACGTGGTTCCCTGCAGATCGGCGCGTACATCAGGCGTCGTGCCGAAGGTGATGATGTCGCCGCCTTGCGAGCCTGGGCGGTAGACACCGCGCCAGTCACCATCGAGTCGCGCATTGCGCAGCACACCCTGAATGTTCAGGCTGTCGAGGTGGGCGATCTGCGGTGCCGAGAACGCTTGCACCTGCACCCGAACAGACGTCTGGGTGTAGGTGGGCGTGCGCTTGCCGCTGTCGGACGTGGTGTAGCCGGAGCTCTGTTGCAGCTGCGCGGCAGTGTTCGGATTGACGCCGCTGATCGCAGCGTTGGCGAGGCCACGGATATTCATGATTCATCCACCGGGCCGTCGACGATATCGAAGGCGACAGAATTGAGCATGTTCTTCGTGTCGCGCAGTACCTGGTCGTGGCCCTTCTTCGCAATCGTCGACGGCTTGTTCGGCGGCGTGGTGAAGGTCGCGATCGTCTGCTTGATATCGGTCATCGCTGCTTCTCCGGCGAGTTTGAGCGCTTCCTCGAAGTTGCCGCCGTTGCGTTGCATCGTCACGCCTACGATCTTGGCCCAGCGCGTCGATTTGGCCGCGGCTGTCGAGCGCATGAAGGGACGCGGCGGGATGATGACGGTCTTGCCGTTCACCGTGCGTGTCGTGCCGTATTCATCCCAGAACGCGACTTGTGCCGTGGGTGTGCCATCCGGATAGCGCGAGCCTTCGAGGATGCCCGCACGCATGGTCTTGGTCGCACCGTCGAGGATCCGCGCGAGCGCCGCGTCGAGCTTGCCGCCGCCGGCGACCTTAACCGCGCACATGGCGAGGAGCAGGCATGTAGTGGAACGAGCGGAACGGCAGGATCATCTGCCAGTAGATCGCGCCGTACTGAGACTGCATCCAGAAGGCGGCGTTCTTGTTGGCCGAGGCAGCGAAGGAAACGTTCACCGAACCTTCGCCAGCAGACACCATCTGCCCCACGACCGCCGCGCTCGTGCCGTCGCCGCTGGCGGCGCGGCCGAACAGGAAAGCGATGTGGGCGGTGATCAGGTACAGGAGGGTGGTGCGCAGGTCCAGATTCTGGACGATGGAGCACGGCGTGTTGTCGAGAAACGACTCAGCCATCGTGAAATACGATGTGAGCGTGCCCGTCGGCACCGCCGCGAACGCCGGATACAGCGCGATGAACGCTGCAGGGTCGAACGTGACGACGCCGGGGACGTCGCTCATTTACTCCGCCTTCTTCTTACCGTCGTCGCGCATCGGATCCTTGCTCGGGTCCATCGGCTCGAATCCCGTGGGCTCGGCCTTTTTCTCCTTCGCTTCGGACACGCCCGACTTGTCGCTCTCGTGCGCAAAGATCAGGCCATTCACATGAGCAAGCGACTTGCCGTGCGACTTGACGACCTCTTCCCACGCCGACGGATCGACATTGCGGGTCACGCCGAACCCCGCAATGCTGTCGCGCCCAGGCATGCCCGCCGTCTGCAGCGGCGAACGCTCGTCACCCAGCGCGCCGACGAGACGCAGTTCGTCGCCGTTGGACAAGGTGTAGCGAATGCCGTGCGGCAGCTTGCAGTACACGGTGAGCGGGTTGCTCGGCTTCTTGCCCGCCGGCTTCTCAGCCGGCGGCGTTGCATTGACATCTGACATGTAAAGCCTCGCTTATACGCCGAGCATCTGCGCGATGAAGTTGGGGTAATAGATCACGGCGCCCCAGTTGCGGCCCGACTTCTTTTCCGAGAAGTAGGAGGAGTGACGCACCACGCCGTGGGCGCGCATGCGCTCGGCGTAGCCCAGCTCGCCCGTCGGCTGGCCTTCGACGTTCTCGGCGATCATCTGCACGAGGTTGCCGCCGCTCGTCGCGAACTCGGGAATCGTCTCGATCGTCATGTTCGGATAGGCCAGCTTCAGCCGATCCTTGAGCACCTGACCGTACGTGTTTTGCTTCGTCAGGTTTTGCTCGACGATGTTGGGAATCCCGACCTTGACCGGGGTCTTCGTATTGATCAAGCCGCCGCCCTGCGCGATCAGATTCGCCCACAGCAGCACGAAGTCCGCGTAGATCTCGTCGGAGACCTTCAACGCCCAGGTGTTGCCGCCGACGCCAGTCGTCGGTGCGACCGGGGTGATCAGAGCCGGATCGTTCATCAGGCCATAGTTCTGCAGGCCCGCAACGCCCAGCAGGTTGATCGCGTTTTCCTTCTTGCGAAGGATGAGCGCGGAGGCGATCTGTTGACGCTGCGCGTAGTTCAAGCGCGCCTTCGCGGCAACCGCCATCTGCTCGTCGCCCCACTGCGTGTTCGTCTGGAAGCCGTACGACTGACGCTGCGGGAAGTTGGCGTTGTGCCCAGACTGACCATTCTCGGAATAGTCGCCGTAGGTAGCAGTTTCACCAACCGTTTCCACCGACATGAACGTGATCGTGCGGTCCGTCCAGTCGCCTTTTTGCAGCGCCGGATAGAGCAGCTCGGAGTTCATGGGGGAGACGAGCACTTCAATCACGCGCGGATCGAAGTAATTGGTGAGCATCTGCGGGATGCCCGTATTAGGCACTGTGACCATGGGGCCCGCGGCGTCCATGGCGAGCAACTGACCCATGAACTTCGCCTTGACTTCGGGAGTGAGCAGCTGCGCATCGTGGGCGAGAACGATGCCGTATTCCCGCAATTGATTGAGTTTCATGCGAAGTTGCTCCAGGTCGAGATCTTGATGACGCTGTTGGCAGCGCCCGGGCGCTCCACCGCGAACGGCGTTTCGATCGCACCGGCGATGGTCGCGCCCTTCGCGCCGAACTGCAGCGTGCCGTCGGCGAGCGTGGCGAATACCTTTTGGCCGAGCGTCGAGACGTTGGCTGAGGTTGCGAACCACTCGCCGCGCTGTGCCACTTGCACGGGAAAGCCGGTTGGCACTGCCATGCTCGCCTCAGCGAGGTAACCGGTGATGATGCCGACCTGGTCGCGAATGGCGAAGCCGAGCGGCAAGCCGGTGCCGGTGTTGAGCACCTGGTTGTCGGTGTCGGTACCCGGCCAGACGAAGCGCGCCACGTTGACCGCGGCGCCGGCAACCCGGGAGATGACGGCAATCGGATTCATCGACGCGCGGTCGCCCGGCACGCCTACTTCCGGTTGAAGATGAACTGCGTTCGGGAAGCTCATGATCGTCCGTCCTTAAGCGTGGTTGATCTTGGCGAGAGCGGGGAAGGTCGTGAGCAGATCGCCCGCCGTCTTCTCGTCGTTCGCGACGTGCGTCGGCGAGGCCGACTTCTGGGCGATCATCACTTCGACGATGCCGCTGTACGCCTCGGGCTTGTGGTCTTCCGGCTTCATGCCGCCGACCTTGAGCGCGTGGGCGAAGATCGCGTCGGCCGAGTCGAAGGCCATCGCGTCGAGCTTGCCAACGATCGGCGCGACCTTCTCGGCGGCCTTGAAGCGGCCTTCGATCGAGACTTTCACGCCGTCGGTCGCGTCCTTGATCTTCGCGTCCATCGCCGCGGCGTTCTTGGCGGACTCGGCCTTTTTGGCTTCCTCTGCCTTTTCCGCCACTTCGTCGGCGGCGGTGGCCGAGCCCTGGAATTTCTCCAGCAGTTGCTTGAGCAGGGCGCAAATCTCGGCGCTGCCTGCGTCGGCGTCGGTCGTGGTTTCGGCCGGGTCGCCCAATGCCTGGACTTCCTCGAGTGCCGTTTCCAGCGCCTCTTCGACCTTGTCGGTATCGAGCGATGCTTCATCCATCGCCACCAGCTTTGCGACGTGCGTCTTCAACGCCGTCTTCTGCTTGGGATTCAGTTTCACGGTATGAGCCTTTACAGGGTGGTGGATTTTGGAATCAGCGACCAATACATCGGGACCGGCGCGACCCTCGACGACTAAAGCGACGTGATTACCTTCAATCTGCGTCATTTTAATATCGTATGGCGTGCCATTATAGGCACCCTTAATCAAAACGGGAATATAGCGATACGAGGCGGATAACTGCCGCATCTCGTCATCGTCGATTTTATCGATATACGTTCCGTCCCAAAACGCGAGGCTGTTATTCAGAAACTCGCCGTCGAACTTTGAGTTCGAACCCGTCGTCCCGATAATCACTTCCTTTTTCGGATTGGCGGCGGTGACGTGGGTGTGGACCGCCAGAATCGGGAGATTGTTGAACGTGTCAGCGCCTTGCTGCAGCTCCTCGGGCGGTCGGAACACCTGGTAGACGGCGTCCGGATCGAGGCCCAGCTCGTCCCACTTGGGGATTTCCCGACCGTAATAAGGGTTCACGCCGGCTTTGGAGATCCGGCTGACGTCGACGAAAAGACGGCCATCTGTGTCTGTGCGCCGAACGCTCAGCTTATCGAAAGCCAAAATCGTTTCTGATTTACTGGTCTTCATCGTCCACGCCCGGGATAATTGGTGCCCCGACGCAACCGCAGTTGATTAACTCGCCGGGAAAGATATATTCGCCGTCGATTTTAAGACCTTTTGAAAGATCGAATATCTTTCCGTTGGCTAAAACGTGCGAATGTCGCGGATTTTTACCGCCTCCGGTGTGCAACCAGCGTGCTTTCGTGACTCCCAGCGCCTGTTGACGCACTCGCGCCATTTGCGCCGTGGCTTTATTGTTCTGGTCGTTCGCGATTAACTTCGCGCGCTTTTTTGTGACCTGATAACGCGCCTGCAGCTCTTTCGTCAGGGTTTCGAGATCCCGGCCCGCGGTGACGCTGCGCATGACCATGCCCTGAATCTCGGTGAAATACTCTTCCTCGATCGACTTGATCAGCCCGACGTTCTCGATGATGGACGCTTGCAGGACGTTGTTCGTGACGAGCGTGTCCTTCATGGAAACGCCGAAACCCGTCAGAGCGACGGCCGCCTGCTTCGTGGCGCTGGACGCGTGGCGGTCGACGCCCGAGATAAACCAGCGCGCGAGATCCGGCGCGTGCTCGGCGAACATCTTCTTCCATTGGGCGGCGCGCTTGGCGAGCTGGTCGGCGAGATCGCGGGCCGGGCTTGAGTCCTGAACAATCTCACCTTCGCGAGCTCGATACGTGGTGCGCAGCCAGTAGAGCGTCGATTTGTGCATCGCGTCGACTAGGGCATCGAGCTTGCGCTGGTAGGCAATACGCAGACCAGCATTCGGAAGAGTGGGGCGTGCTTCGCCGCGGGATTTCGCGGCGCGGGTCATTTGACGTTGCCGGCGGAGTCGGAGTCGGGATCTTCGGTTTCGGGCGGTACCGGAAGATCGTCGACGTCGAGCGACTCGTAACCGCTGTCCGGATCGGCGGCAAGACGCCCGCGCACTTCTTCCTGAGCCACGATTCCGCGGTCCAGATAGATCGCGTCGGTGTCGGCGTTCGACTTGCGGTTTGTGGCCTTCTCGGTCTCGCTCAGCTCGTGCAACGGCACGAAGCTGTGGGTGATGTCATCGTCGATCTTGCCGAACTCCGACAGCTGAATGACCTTGATCGCAACGCTGAGCGGATCAGCGAAGACGCTGGACTGCTGACTCGACACATGGTCGTACCAGTTGGACTCATCGTATTCACCCGTGCTGTTGAAGCCCTTCGGCGAGATGCCCAGCAACTTCACCGCCGGCGTGCGCGCGATCGCGGAGAGCAGTTCGAGCTGCTGCGAGACGATATCGCCGAGGCCAGTCATCGGCGTGTTCACCTGGACGAAATCTTCGCCTTCCATGTCGAGTGTCATGAGGCCGTCGTTCGTGGCCATCGCACTCCACAGTGCGGCGCGGGACTTGAGTGACACAGCATCTTCATACCCGCCGCCATTGAGCATCTGGCTCATGTCCGTTTTCAGGATCGACGTGGAGAAGCGTTTCACAAGCTTGGCGACGGAGATGCGCACGGTGTCGAACCGGTCGACATAGTCGAGCGCCATCTGAGCCATCGGGATACCGAAGAAGTTGTACGCGGGCTTGAGCAGGATCGGCGGCTCGTTCTGCACAAAGCGCAGCAACCGAGACACGTGCACGCGCCGCCCCTGAATTTGCCATGCATCAGGCTTGTAGTAGCCGACCTTCAGCGGGTTGTCGGCGTTGTACGGCGCCGGATAAGCATTAATCGGCTCGATCAATCGAAAGCCCTTGAACGAGCCCTTCGGGATCTTTCCGGAATCCAACGTGAGTGGCGTGGCCACTTCGGCCTTACCCTCGGGCGTATCGGTGTCGTCGCCCATATCGATGAAAAGCAGCGAGCCGCCCATGTAGCCGGTCGTGCCCATGGCGGCGTTGAAATATTCCTTGAGCTTGTACTTCTTCGTCGCGTCGTCGTGTGCCTGGACTCGCTTCGTGTCGCTTTGTTCCGAGCCCTTGCCGCTGAACTCGATCCACTTGCGCGTCATCTCGTCGGCGAGCGTCTGGACGATCGCGCGAATCAGCGGGTGTTGAGCAACGAGGGAGAGCGCGGCATAGCCGATGAAGTCGACGCCGGCGAGGTTGTTAAACCCGCTGCGCAGCCCGATGGTCTCGGCCATGTCGTCGCACATGGAATCCATGGCGACGTTCGGGATCTTCTCTCCAATCGTGCCAGGCGCGACCTCGGCCCGCTTGAACTTTGCTGCCCAGTCGATAGCAGCGGCCGGACTGCCGAAATGCGCGAGCACGCTCGGGTCGATCTTAAGGCCCTTGCGCGGCCCTTCGATGACAGGCCAGTGCGGTTCGACGCGGGATGCTTCGAGCGTGACTTGAGAGGGAGCGGCCGGGACGAGCGGCGCGCCGCCGAGCATGGAACGGAAACGATTCAGCATGGCGCGCCGTCAGGTTGGTTACGAAGCGTCGCCGGCTTGATAGTCGCCGGTGGTCGAAGCCTGTGCGGATGCTTTCGTGTGCAGATGCAGCAGCACGCCGATCGCCGCCAGTTCCTCTTTCAGGTCATCCACTGCGTCGTTCTCGAACTGGTGCAGCTTTGCCATCAGGCCGGCAAAACGATCCTTCGCTTCGGCGTGGCTGTCGGCATCGACCAGCACTTTGCCGGTGTTGTCGTCAACGGGTGCTGCCGTTGCATCGTCGACCGGCACCTCTGCGAGTGTCGGCGTGGCCACTGAAGCAGCTGCCGTCAGCTCGCCCGTGGTCGGGGCATTGGTCACTTGCGACACCGGCTCAAACGTGGCGCCAGGCACCGGAGGGACGGGGGCGGTGCTTTCCTGCGCCGCGGTGTCGACGGAGGGCGAGACAGACTCCGCAGATGATGCAGTGGCGCTTTCGGGGTTGCTTGCCGCAGATGAGGCAACGGCGTTTGGGTCTTCAGCGTCCGTTTCGCTCGCACTCTGCGCAGAAACATCCGAACCAGAGGAAGTCGCAGCCGCACCAGCGGCATCGACGTTTCCCGGAGTTGCTACAGCAGCATCGACAGCATCCGGAGTTGCTGCTACGGCATCAGCGGTGCTCGCCACCACGACTGGCGTTTCGAGCGTTACATCGCCCACCGAGCTGTCCACCGTTGCCCCGGCCTGCACCAGCGCACTCACTTCGTCATTCGTGATCGACCGCACTGCCGTATCGGTCTGG